TAGGTTAGCCGTTTTGCGGCTGGCCTTTTTTATTGATAGCCTACAAATAAGTTGTCCCATTCAGTGTAACGCGCCGATCGGTATGGCACCGTTTGTCATTCGGTATGGCACCACCTGGCAGGTGAAATCCTTCACCAAAACCACTCAGATTGCCGACTCTTAAACACCACCTTAATAGCCGTTTAAACAGACGTCACAAATAGGCTTCATCCTGGGTGATTTGAGCCAGCTTTTCGAGGCTTTTTATGGCCACTGATGCGACCCCTGGAATCGATCCTGAGTGGGCTTCCCAATCCTGGTAGGTTCGGTACGGCGTTTCGAGCTTATTGGCCATCAATTTGACAGCTCCTCGAGCATCGCCAACCAGCTTGATCCGGATCGCTTTCAGATCTCGTCCCGTCATATCTCAGACCCCTAAATACTTAACACGGTATTCGTGCTCTTCTCAACTTTTAGCAGGCCGGAGCCGAAAGACCGCTGTCATATTTGCTCTGTGCTGCGACTTCTCTCTGCTCGACTGTTTCTGCTATGCGCCCCCAGAACTTTTTTAGAGGGTTATCGCCTTTTATATCGAGTTTCCAATCACCAGTTCTGTATTATCAACTCCCGCCGATTGGCCCCCTTGCCAGCCCCGCCAACAGTATAATTTATTGCGACTGACTGCATAGTGAAGCCCTTGAACGTTTCACGTATATCAGGGTGATCGTTAATGCTTAGCACTGATTTGCCTTTCATCTCTCTCATCACCCGAGCCATCTCCTCGTACTGATCGTATTCAAATGGCACACCGTAGCCTTCGGTTTGCCAGTAAGGTGGATCGAGGTAATGGAGTGTCGCGGGCCTATCGTATTTCTTGATACAGGCCAGCCAATCAAGGCTCTCGATATACACCCGAGTCAACCGTAAGTGCGCCTGGCTAAGATCCTCCTCCATGCGCAGTAAATTCAAGCGAGGCGGACTTGTTGTTGCGACACCAAATGTCCGACCGTCCACCCGTCCACCGAAACCCATCTTCTGCAAATAGTAGAACCTGGCTGCTCGCTGGATATCTGTTAAAACATGAGGTGGGGTATCACCCATCCAGCTATATAATTGCCTGCTCACTAAAATGTACTTAAACTGCCTACAGAACTCTTCCAGGTGATTTTTGATCACACGATACAAGCAGGCCAAATCGCCATTTATATCGTTAATCACTTCGACTTTTGACTGCTCCTTTAAAAAGAAGATTGCTGCCGCCCCACAGAACGGCTCCACGTAACATGTGTGTGCCGGTAACAACGGCAGAATATGCTTGGCCAGACGGCGTTTGCCTCCGATCCACGGAATAATTGGTTTTGACATAATGAGCCTGCCTCCATTGCTGTGCGAGTAGAGTTATGGTAGGCTCTCCGCGCTGCGATCGCGGCGGGGGAGCCTTGGCTGGGCTCACAGGTTTGCTCTGTGATCTCGGCGGTCGGGTGGTATTCGTAGTACCGCCCGGTCGCTCCCTTTGTACGGTTATCCTTTCACATCAATCAGCCCATGTTCTATGGCCAGCGCTTCTAAAACGATATCTTTATCCGCCGCAGACCATTGTTGGAAAGGCTTTTTGCTGACTCTGGTTTTTTGCTGTGTATACGCGATTCGCTTCGCTGACCGTTTCTGGGGGTCATGTGCGTGGCTCTGCCCAGGTGGTTTCCCTATCGGTTTCATAGTTGTTTTGCCTCCTCCCAGCTAAGAGCGCCATCGGCAGCAACAGGCCACATGGCGGTATAATCAAGCCCGGCGTTAATCAAATCCTCACATCGGTTGCACTCTGCCAGAGACAGACTGATCGCGGCCAACATTGCATCACGATTGAGCTGACTATAGAGTCCGGCAATTGCGCTTCGTTGGATACGGTCTGACCAGCCGAGGGTTTGCTCGATATGTTGGCCACACTCGTCTCTAAGCTGACCCAATAACTGTTCAGTGGTTAATGGCTCTTGGGTCGGTACTGTGTATAGTGTAAAGCCGCGACCTGCGAGATCCTCAATCGTGATGATCCCTTGCTCGTATTGCTGCCGGAGCGGAAGTACAGCACCGTCAGGCGCTTTAAAACTTCGCGGCAGTACTTGTGCCTTGCCTTGATATGTGAATAGCATTATTAACTCCTAGTCTAATTCCGGGATAGAAGTTGGGGGCGTGAAATTAGACGTATATCGCACGATGTTGCTAACTCTAGTCCAGTGCAACGTAAACCTGGGACTGTCAATAAAGTCTTGGATTAATGAAACACCACCTGGTCGTATTCCTAAACCAGTTGAGCTAAGCACTGCATCAAAGAGATTTCCATTTAAAAATAAGCGTAGTACTTTGTCAGGTGAATACGTCATAGCGATATGATTAGTTGAATAGTACGGTAAATTATAAATATATAGATTCCAGCCATCGGTACGACTTCCGTTTATGTCATAAAACCCAAAATGCAGAGAGCTATTATATAAACGAGCAAAAAAGTGGGCGTTATCTAATATTGTTTTTGCTATAGCACCCGCTGTGTAATAAATAGAAAACTCAACTGTAAATGTATGAAAATCGGACATCTCTTGAGTTACCATGATCTGTGTGTCAGCAAACTGCATGGCAGGAAGACCTTCTGTGACTCCACGCAATGCGCCTGCCGACAGATACCCACCATTTACCAACACCCCATCTTGCTCACTAACGGAGTCGGTTAAATTGTCAAATCCCATCAAAAATGTAGTGTTTATTGCACCAATGGCACCACCCTGACCCATCGCCCGCCTCGCATGATGCCCGTGCATTACGTCTCCTCCACTAATTTGCAAAACTGGTCCCCAGCAATCCGATACAGCTCCAACTGCGCATAACCAGTATCAGCAGTGCGCCCGTCAGCCAACGCCGGTGTGTGCGCCGCGTGAAAGCCCCATCCTGCGTTAAATATGATCGCCGGTGCTGAGCCGAGCGTGCCGACCTCGCGAATATAGATAAGCATCGATGCCAGCGTTGTGTCAGACCAACCTACGCCCTGCGTCAGGGAGAAACTAACAACCGTCTCGTCAATATCCAACACCAGGCCGTTTGCATCATAATTAACAGTAATGTCCTGAGCATCTACAACAGCAACCGTCGTGATTGCCTCATCTGCCCCAGCCAGGGTTTTTGTCCACTCAGTGTCGTTATCTGTTGCAGTTTTTTTACTGAGGAACTGCCCGGCTGCACCACCGGCGGGGACGCCTAGCCCATCATTGCCATCAGTACCTTTATCACCAGCCGGGCCGGTAACCGTCACTACAGGCTCAACAACAATGGTCTCCTCGATTAACTCGACGTTAACGATGTCATCTGCCATTAGTCCAGGTCCTCTACAATAGCTATCCGCTGCTGTAATATCGTCCCGACATCCCCGGATGCCAGGGTTATCTCATGCTCAGCGTGGTAATTGCCAACCGCCAGCGTGGCGCTCTCTGCAGGAGAAACGTGGAACGCGACACCAAACACATCGCCAGCGCCGTCGGGAGCATCCAGGGTGCCGCTTATCTGCAGATCTGGGTCAGTTTGTGATTTGCGGCGCTTCATCGTCCACAGCACAGTTGCTCCTGCGATATTGGTCGGCCAGGTTAGACGCCAACGCTTGGTATCGCCTTGGATGATGTTTTTGAGTTTGTTTGACATAACAATCCCTTAAAAATGGTTGTCTCTGGATTTGTACTCTCGCTCTTGCCCCTTTGATGACTGCCTTTCGCGCATCACCACAGCCTTAGCCAATGCCTTCAGGACATCCTTGGCGCTCGCCAGATCGGTCACGTTCTTGTCTATCCAGGCATCGATTTGGGCGGGCCGAGCACTGGCCAACTGCCGCATTACTGCATCATGTTTAGTCGCCCGAGCCTCTTTAATGGCCCGTGAAGCTTTTACATTAATTGGCATTTACCTGGTATTCCTTTTCTAAAAAGGGGAACTCCGAAATGGTTACCAGGTACTCACCAGGATGATCAAACGTCAATGTTTCGGTCCCTCCTGTCGCGAGGACTGACAACTCAACGCCCGGGCCAAACACTGACACGCGGCACGGGTTAGGCATACCGTTGATCGTACAAAAGTCATTCTCGTCAGCAGCAACATCAGTTTTGTCGATAGAGCACATCATGGATGGACGTAAGACAGGGAGCTCTTCAGCGATGAAATATTCATGTCCTGGATAAAGGCCTACAATGTACGCCTTACCAGCCGACAGCGTCGGTTCAATACGTGTCGTTTGCGTATACAGCACTTCGCCAGTAGCTTGCCTATATACTGTTAGTTGCATTGCTACCTCTTAGTTGTTAAGTGGAAAAACTTAAACGGGGTTGCTGATGACGCCGCCAATGTCACGGTTGTCACTTGATTTACCCCGGTCACTTTGGCCCCCCACACTCTTGTTCTGAGCAGCACAACCACATCATCACCCATTGCATGGTTGGCGTGTATAAAATGAGGGTCACCGCCAACGGTGGATGCCAGTCGCCACTCCCACATGGGATCATTAAAATAAGCCTCATAGGTTAACGTCTGCATCCATACCTCAGTCCCATCAACAAGTATGGATGTTTCCACTTTTTGATCAGGACTTGATGTGCCCACCGGAGCGTCGCTGATGGAAGTGCTAAGATCAAAACCATCCATAAAAATTGTCAATGGTTGGCCGAGCGTATTCACAGTTGAGGTGAAAATGGTATCGTAAGCGCCCCACGCAGCCGTGGATGATGTAAATGTCCATGAGTTACTATAATCAGTTGTCTTTTCTGCATATTCCGGGACTGTAACAGCATCAACCCCTATTTTGAGCGTTGAAACAGAAGCATCGCCAAGGAAAGCCGCTGGCATGATGACCGCCGCAACACCATCCACTGTCCCAGCTACGAATGGGATCTTTGGATCACCACCATTAACGCTGGGGATAACCACCTGGAACCGGTCGGCCAGCACTTGGAACTCGCTAAACGATGGGTCCCCGCTGTCCTGGTCTGGCGGATAATTTGCGAGACCAAATCCGGCCACGCGGCCATACTGATCGATTTTAACAGTGTATTGCCCTTGCAACGCATCAATCACCGGCTGCCCCATAGTGACGCCCACCGTGCGACCGATCTCTACACGTTGTAGATCAAAGACATCACTAGAGGTGTTGCCAAACTGGAACCGGAGCTTTGTGATAACTCCAGCGCTCCATGTGGCATCACTGGTTGTGTCGATGTCGACAAAAGCAAAGCCCGCAGACGTGTCCGGTTCGTTGAACGATATCTGCTTGGCAGTGTCCCAAGTTTGATCGGCTGCGGTTTGGTATTGCATAACACCAGCCCAGCCAGCTCCATTAATGCGTTCGATGGTGACACGTACTGTTGGAGCAGCCTGCCCCGAGAGAAACAGGTCTGTACCGATAAACAACGGTGTTGTTCCAGTCGACGTAATCCGCACACTGCCGGTCTGATCGGCAAGCGTTGCCCCCGAAGCGGTCCAGCCTTGCTGCCCGTTAGCGAAATCCGCACCGGCTACGCTGGCAAAGCTGTCAAGCCGATTTTGTAGGGCCTGATTGAGAGTATCCTCCGTGACCGCCCCCGCAAGCTGGGTCAAGAGTCCATCGACAACGGCAGACACCGTACCAGCAACCCCTCCGGTCTCGGCTGCTGGGTACCAGGGACCGGCTTGGCCATACAGGTCTACCACACGGACCCAATAGAAAAAGTTGGCCGCTGCCGTCAGCCCTGAGTGCAGGAATTCATCGGTCAAACAGGCCCCCACCAGCGAGGCTCCGGCGCGATCATTACTCGTAGCCGCCCAAATTTCCAAAAAGTCGAAATCTGCTGGCCGGAGATAACTACACTGCAGGCGGATCGCAAACAGCTCACCAACTGTCTGTAAAGCACTGGCTCCTGTAGGCAACGAATTGATAGCCGTTATCTCTATCGGCACGGTCGCTATATCCTCCACGTCGACCACCTGCAACAGCACCTTGAACGATGGTTCGACCATTCCGGCACCATCGTCATAGTTCATGCCATACGTGTAGGTGTAGTGTGGCTCCTGAACTGTTTCGGTACGTCGTAGCGTGTCGTCGAGATCGCGGATCTCGATTTTGAAGTGCTTAAACCAGACCGGCGGCGCGAACATTGCGGAAAAGCCATCCCACACCAGATTGCAATCGCAACCCTCGAACGATGTGCCCGCACTTTCCAGCACCCGCAGGTTGGCCACCGATTCCAGGTACGCATCCTGAGCGCTGCCGTCCGGTGTATAGATTGATATCGCCGACCAATCAGATGGCGTGCGATAGTGCGATAAAGCTCTCACCCGCACATCGTAAGCCTCGTCCGGGATCACTCCATCGACCTCGATCTCACCAATTGCTGCCGGTACAGCCGGAACGGTCGACCAGGAGTCTGATCCCGACAACCGCACCTGTGCTTCCACCCAGGAGGGTGCAATCTTGCCCCCAGCCGGAGCCGTGTAACAGACCTTTAAAGCAGCCGTTAAACCCTCTATGCCGGGCTGTGGAGCGCGTAATGTTGACGAGATCGACACAATGTTGGGCACCGGCGGTATCCAGATCGACGGATCTTCCAGGCCAGTCATGTTGGAGCTATAGACAGGGATGGTCCCTTGATCAGCAAGTAGTACGCCCGGAGCAGCATCCACCAGGCGCAGCCTGGCGGTCAGATCCGGACCCGGCTCGATCGCTTTAACGATCAGCTCCACACTTTCGCTGCCCAGCAGCCCAAACAGCACCAGGTCACCATCAGCGATCCCGGCCAGAGCACCATCCAGGGTGAGCGTGTTGGTTTCACCAGCGGCAGCGGAGACCCCTTCGGTAAGGATCGTACCGTCAGCCGTGCGGATTCTTACAACGTAGCTTTCTCCAGCCTCAACCAGCACCTGCTCATCCAGGGTGATATCCAGACCGGCAATCGACTTGATGCGCCCCCAGCTGCTACCCCACTTCGGCACATCGTGCGCCACGCGTACCAGGTCTCCTCGAGTACAGACGATATGTTCAACATCAACCGACAGCTCGTAGCTCTCCGGACGCAGCCTGGCCACTGCGATATGGTAGCGGGCCAGCTTCCAGGCCTGGTCGGCGTTATCCACGCCGTACAGCTCGATCGTCTCAAAGCGGGTAGCGTTGCCAGCGTCATAACCATCGTCATAGACGGTGATCTCGTCTTGCTGGTAACCATTTGCCGCTCGAACAAATTTAACTTTCAGCGCATGCGCCTGTTCGGCGAAAACCTTGGTGCCACTGAAACCCCACGAGTTGCGGGGGCTAAACAGCTGCACCGGCACCGCCTGGGCTACATCCTGGACCATAGAGTGGAGGCCGTCATTCATAGCCCGCGCAGCGCGACCCACCGCCGTGATATTGTTCAACATCTCCAGCACCGTGGTGCGCCCATCGATCACCGCATTAAAAGTAAAGCCAGCCGAGGTGCAATCATCCGCCCAGGTCTTAAGAGCGGCCGCATCGAGCCTAGCCAGCGGCAACGGGCGTTTGTTGGCAGGGCCAGTCAACACCGCCGCATATGCCCATGCCGGGCTATTCGATGCAGCAGTACTCCAACTTATGCCGTCGTAAATCGGTACATGCGCCTGGGCCACAAGATTGAAGCGGTCGACAATCCCTTCGAGCTGATCCGTCGCCTGTATCCGCAGAGCGATCAGATGCACACCAGGCATAGCAACCGGCTGCACTTGGGTGATCGATCTCAGGCTCGCCCAGTGAACATCGTCAAAGAGAGAATCTTGATCTTTGTCGTTCCACGGCGAGCTGCCAGCAACAGTAATCGCCACACGTCGCATGCGAACGTCATACTGGCCGCCAACCACGCCCCAGCGCAACCCTATCCAAAAGACTTTAGCCTCTTTGGCAGTAAGACGGATAACTCCACCGCCTTGGTCAGTGCCCGGCCCGGTAATTTCGGCAGGGACAACATCAGTCCACACACCAGTTCCGGCAGGTGAACTCTGGACGTGTATGTCGATATCAACTTGCTTGCGCTTGCCTTTCTCGGACATGTAAAACAGGCCGGAAAACGTCCCCAGATCGAGAGATATCTCGTCAACGTTTGCCTGAGTCGTGCGCTGCGTCCAAGCGACAGACGAATGATCCGGACTGCCGCCAGAATAATCATAGGTCGGCAGCTTAACGCCGACACTCTCTTCGTAAACGTCGCTAGAGAACAGCTCCGGCGGGTTGACGTCTGAGACGCCCTCCACAATCTCAACGCCATCGAACTCGGCCAGGTCGGTTTCGCCGATCTTGAAGGCCGAGGTTGTTAACGGCGCATAGCCTGCGCAAAACAGCATCCGGTAAAACTGCTTGTCACCCAGGGTCTCGGTGTACGGCATGGCAGCCATCAGAGGATAGAGCCGATTCGTACCCAACACACACGGCACGGTACCAAACGGTACTGCCCGATTGCGGCTACCGGTAATGGCATGTCCACGATCGAGAGACAATCCACCACCGCCCGACATGTTCGGCATCGGGGGTGGAATCAGGGCGTTGATAGCCAGAGAGCCGACGATCCCAACCCCTGCTGCCGCGATCCCGGCTCCAACCTTACCTAATACAGCAACACCTGCCGGGCCAGCAACATAGGCAGCAACAACCAGCACAGCAATCTGCAACACCGTCCGCAACGGGTTTTTGCCCCCTCCACCACCTGAAGGAACCACCCGCGCCGTCACGATCGAACCCGCCTCTGGTCGGACTAATTCCCATTGCTCAAACGGGATCAGCTCATCGTTAACAAACACATACGCGTAAGGCGTATAGATCCCCCCATCCGCCAGCATCTCGCGCAAAGTTCCGCCCACGGGTAAAGCCATACGCTGCCGCTCCATGGTCAATGGATGCGGGCAGGTTACCAGCTGGAGCTGGTTATCTGTGGCGGTAGATGCCGACAATGCGGTTCCTCCAGTGTTGTCCATCAAAACGTTCCTGGCAGGCATCGAGCCCACGTTCAACATGCAACATTCGCCCCGGGGCAATTACCAACCCCACATGCCAAGGGCGACCGGTGATCCTCATCACCACCACATCACCGGGCAAAGCAGGATCAACCTGTTGCCACTCGCTGGCCACACGATCAATATGCGGCCCAACCTCGCTGCTGCAGCAATCCGAATATGCCGCGTCGTAACTCGGCACCGAGATCCCGAACTGCTCGGCCAGCACCAGCCGGACCAGCCCCCAGCAGTCGCAGCCGTTGCGATCTCGACCGTGGCCGGCAAAGGGGATCCCGATATATTCACTCACCCAAGCTGGCACCATCAGAAGAGTCCTGGATAATTGGCCGGGTTAAAGCTGTCGCCCGGAAAAGGTTCGTTTAAAATATCCTCGTAACCAAGCGACGCCTCCACAGTCAAGGCGTTGTAATTGGCTGACTTGAGCTTGAAATCAAACGGCCCGGCCTCAAGCGTGTCCGGAGAGCTGGCCAGCACCACCTCGAGAGCCACATCTGCAGGTGAGTATAAGGAGCGTACCGCCTCGACAATCTGCCGGTCGACGTTGTCGATCGACAGGTTGACCTGCGAGATCTGATCATCGCGATCGGCGGGCAGATTAACCTGGAACGGGAAGGCGATATATGTATCCCCACGCGAGTCGATATTCTCGGTGTTATTCACAACACGGATCGGAGTTGTTAAGTCCGCATGGTCGATGGTGAGAATCAACAGAAAAACCTCGGCGGTCTGCTGGGCGTTGATCGCCTGGCGTGCTGTTAGCGAGGTGTTTCTCATGGCAACAGCTCCAAGGTCATAGTTATAAGCCACCAGTCGCCACCGGCCGGGGCGTATTGTGGCACCTGGCCAGCAACAAACTGATAGGTCGACGCCGCTCCAGTGCGAGGGTGGACCCAATCAAACGGGAGAGACCCGGCAGCACAATCGGTTACAAAAAAACTGTCGAACGTTTCTACTAGGGCGCTACGTACCTTAATCGTCATTGCGAATGGCCGCACGGCAGCGGTAAACCGGCGGCGGAGTTTTTTCGGCCCGGCGTCCATCTGCGTACCGATCACCTGGTTAGGCAGAACCTCCTGAAAGCCGTTCGCCAAGGGTTTCTGTGGCAATGTGGCTGGCCATTGTGCGTTCATCGTTGCGTCCCCGCTCTACTCACACCAAAGTTCGTCCCCATCGGCCGGTCAAAACGGCCCTGGTTCATGCCGTTCTCAACCGTTTCGATCACGATATCGAGGATCGATTTACCGCCTGGCCCTTGGCTTTGTTTGGCAGTCACTTTGTTATCGCCGTTATTGTGGACATGCACCTCAAGACCCCCACCGTTCCCTGCGTAGCCTCCCGACCCATCGATGATAGCCGCGAGACGCTCGAAGGTTTTGTTCTGCTCTCGGCTCATCATCCTCTCGCCGGTCTGAGCGACGATTGGGATCTCATCCGGCATCAAGCCGCCGAGATGGTAGCGGGGCACTAACATCGGGCGATCACCGGTAGAGATCGGACCGCCGCTGTGCTTTTTATTGACAAACATGCCGCCCAGGCCAGACAAAAACGAGTTGTCGCTGCTGGCCAGGCCACCAAACAGCCCGGAGAGAATCTGTTGTGATGCAGCTTGCGCGGCCATCTTCTGCAGCATCTTGCCAAAACTTTCAAGCATGCCGCCCAGGCTGGATTCAAACGGATCAAACAGGTAGTCGGCAAAGGCGTCCTGGATGTTGCGTGCGGCCTGTATGCCGAATTCGGTCATCTCCTGATTGACCGCATTGGTTTTTTCCGAAATTGCTTCGTTATGGCGATCGGTAACAGCTTCACGATCTTTTAGCTGTTGCTCCCAGTTTGTGGTCGATTCCGTCCACAACAGATCCCTTTCGTCCTGTAGCTCTCGTTCCTTTTCTGCGAGGACGGCGTATTCGCTGTCGATGATTCGGTCGCGGTCCTTCATCTGTTGAAGCCATGGGTCGTCGGCCACATCATTTCCGGACTTGACATATCCCCTGGTTCGTTTGAGTCGTGCTTTTTTCTCCGCTGGGGTCTCTTTTGCCTCGCCAGACGGTGTTTTTTTACCAGAAGCTAAGGGCTTCGTTTTATCCACGACCCCTTGGAGTGCAGAAATCTCCTTGCGAAGCTCTACCGCCTTTTCCCGCAAGCCATCAATGCCATAGGTCCAGCGTAGCCAAGGGCTTGTCTTTTCCCCTTGCGCAAGCGTCTCCAAAGTGTGAGCCAGTTCCCGGCGCAGCCCTTCCAGCCTCTCTTCGTCTGTTTCGCGGATTGCCCTCCGGAGCCGATCAACAGCCTCGGTTAGCACATCGATATGGAGTTTGGCCGCCTCCATCAACCCGCTTTCCGCAAGGGTTCTGGTTAGCTCGGACCACGCAGACGACAAGCGATTGGTGCTGGCTCGTGCTTTCTCAGTCGCCGCCGGTAAGGCGTCGCCATAAGTTCGGCGGAGTTCAGCTGCAAACTTCGGCAGGAAGTCTGTTGATAAAACCTCTCCCTGCTCGAGCATCTTGTTCAGTCCGGCTGTCGTTACTCCCATTGCCCTCGCGGCCATCTGAAACGCCCCAGGGATACGTTCGCCAAGCTGGCCACGCAACTCCTCAGCCTGCACAGTTCCTTTACTCATAATCTGCTCAACAGCCCGGAGCGCCCCAGCTGTATCGTAAGCAGAGAGGTTCAACACAGTGGACGATTCAGCCAACGCGGAGAAGATGTCGCGGGTGGCCTGTCCTTGCAGTACGGTACCCTTCGAGGCGGCATGGAGCTTAATCAGACCCTTTGTTGACGTTTCCAGATCCAGGCCTAGCCGGTAAGCCTCTTCACGGGCGAAGGCAAGCTCGGCTTTTGCTGCATCAGCACCACCGGCAGCAGAGAGCATAGCGCTATTCAACCCCTCCCACTCCATGCCGGTATTAAATATCTGTTTGGCCAGCACGCCGAGAGAAAGACCTCCAAAGGCAACGCTAAGGGCAGAGACAGTTCCTCGCAGCCTCGACACAGCCCCACTGGAGCGACGCACGTTCCCATCAAAACTATTCATCCCAGGCTTAGACTTATCAATCGCGTCCAGGATCAGTTGTAGGCGCATCTTAGACATTGAGCTCCTCGATGTTTTGATCGCAATTGGCGCAGTCATCCTCGCCAAGCTCGCGACAGGTGTCGCAATATGACTCAGTAGGGTCTTTTTCTGTGAAGGCGTCGAACAACATTAAGATAGCTTCCCGAATCAACTGCTCTGGCTTTTTGTACTTGAGCCAGGGCAAGGCTTCCGCTGGGGTTATTCCCCAGAGGATTTCATTTCGTTTGGTCCAGTCTCCTCCGGAGAGGACAAGACAGATGTGCTCAATCCAGTCGAGCTCTTCTCCTTTGCTATTTTCTCCATGCACCTGGTTAGCGCCATCATCACCCCGGCCACGGCGCTCAAAACCGAGTTGGCCGGGTTGTAGTCGAAAAAATCGATAAAGACCTTGGCAACATCCTCGGGGGCCATAACGTAGGCCAACTCCTCAGCCAAAGCGTTGAGCTTTTTATTCTGCAACAGCACGCCTTGCTCGGTGATCAAGATTGCCAACGCGGCATCCAGGCGGCCAGATTGACTTAAAGCTGTCGCCAAACCTTTAATCGCATCAATATCCTCTGGCACCTCAAGACCGTCCAGAACCTCTTGCAGTTGCCGCCACTGCGCAAGAACCAGCGGCCGTTGCTCGTAGGTCTTGTCACCAAATTGGTAACTCTTTACCTGTGCTTCCATACCGTTTTAACTCCCGTTTAAAGCCCCTTAAATCGTCGCCTGGGCGTTCTTTAAAATGATCTGCAGAGCGCTGGCTTCACTCGAATTATCGTAAAAAGCCTCGAACGGTAACTCCACGTCGACACCCTTCGGGCCACTGACCACCGGAGAACTCACGCCGTAAACCAGCTCGGCAAGTTTGAATTCGATACTCTCATTGCCAGCACTGCCCAAGGTGTCGCCAAGAGACCATATGATCTTCAGGCTCGACTCAGTATCGTTGGTCGCTTTGGTGTAGAGGGCCAAGTCCTTGAAGCGAGCCTTTAGCGTCCCGGAGACCTTGACCATGCCTTCCGGGATATCTTCCCGCACACCATTTCCACCGATTACGAATTGATCGCCGTCCAGATCGTTGTCGAAGGTCAGCCCGTCGATAGAAACGACATCAGCGATCGTTGCTCCACCTTCCTCGATCGTGGTCACAGTCAGACCGTCGAAAGAGACCTTCCCAAGGTCGGTTGGTGTGGCGTCAAAAGAGGCCGAGCCAACGGTCTCTTTAGCTCCCAGGAAGTCTATGCTCATCTTCTGGAAACCCTTGCGAGTCACGTCCATGCTGAACCGGCTGGCCTTGCAGCCGTTGTACTTGAAAAACTGGTTGATACCGGTAAAGCCGCGCTCGATCAGGTAACTCGGCAGGCTCGAGCCAACCTTGAAGGTGTGGACGTAAGGTCCTACACCGGTAGTGGCCACCGATCCAAGGATCGCCTTAAAAATTAAGCCCATGTAGGCTTGGAGCTCTGTACCGATCGCGCCGGAGATATCGTCATCACCGCGTGCCGACTTGGTCGGGTTGCGGCCCGACTGGAGGATCTCCGACGTCTCCCGACCACGGTTCAGCTTGAGCGTATTGCTGCTCACGTAAAGCAGTTGCGCATCTGGAGCAGCCGGATCGGTCTTATAGGTAGTTTCTTCCTGGATGATTGTCTGTTGGCTTGAGCCTTTGGCCTGGGTCATCGGTTAGCCCTCCTTTTTCTGAGGCTTGTCGGCTGCGGCTTTTTCAGCGGCCACGAGGTTGGCCAGCGCTTTCTTAGCCTCTGGCGGCACCGTGCCTTCTGGATAAAATACAATCGACTTCTTGGCCGTAAGCTTCTTCGCCAGCTTGTCGTCGACATCTTTGGCTACGCCGCGTTCAAACGCCCCGGCCGCACCCATCGTGACCCGCTTCGGGCCTGTGGTATAGAGCACCTTCATGGTTAAACCTCCGTTTCAAGGATGAAGTCGAGGCCGTAGGCGAGAGAGCCTTTCTCGGCCAGGAGCAATTCTTCCCGCACTGGCCACAACCAACCGTCGCCAACGGCGAACTTGGTCAAAGCATCGCGGATCTGTTCGATATATGTGTAGCACTCAAGAGCACCATCGCCCTTTGAGCGCAGATTTTTCGAGAGTAAGATCACCGTCCAGGTCTGGGCCGTAGCGGCGATATCTGTCCCCAGGGTGACTGGGCCATCAATGTAGACAGCGCCGCCATAGACCAGGAATACCCCTGGCAGCTTTGCGGCTTTTTTCAATAAGTCCTCAGCATCGCCGACATAGATGTCGACGCTTTTAAACACCCCAAGGGCGTCAAGTTGAGCAAGGATCAGGTCGTTTGCTTCGGTTAGCATTTACATGTCCCTCAGTTTGTCGCGTGTAAATTGTCGGTCGTTGCCGGTAAAGCTAGCGCTGGTTCCGGAAGGTGTGACTGTCGCCAGGGCAACGCCGAGATCAACACCTTTGCCTTCGGAGATCTTCTCCAGCATTCGCACGGCGTTCTTGTAGGCATCAACGCGGGTTTTAGGCATTTCGTCCAGAGTTCTGCCATAGAGAAAGTAGATTGCCATATCGGTCGAGAGTTCGGCGATGATGTCCGGCACTGTCGTAAATGGCACGCTGTAACGACGACCGCACCAGAAATCAATCTCACCGTCAGCGCGGCCGATTGCAGCGGTCACTCTGGTCGCAACGATTGCGCCGGTATCCTCATCGTCGGTGAGTTGGATTACCGTCTCTTCAGGGATGCGCTCCAGGATGTCGTCTTGTGTGCTGTACATAGCTTCCTCTTTTCAAAAAGACCAGGGCGGGCTTGCCGCCCTGGGGATTGCATTAGCCTGCAACTCAGGCGTTGGCCACCTAGTCTTTTTTGCTCTTCTCAACCGACAACATGGGTTCAGCTTCGAGAACTTTCATCTCTGCTTTGCTGAACTTGTTGTCTTTGAACGTGGTAGGTTCCTTGCTGAAAGCAACGCCACAGCGCCGGAAACCTTCTCTTTTCGATTTGATTACAATGGACATATCGCCTCCTTACGGCGTTGTCCCCAGGCGGCTCTCACCGCCTGGGGATATCGGAAAATTAACCAGCGGTGAATTAACCAGCACCAGTGGAACCGTGGGAAAGCTGCCAGAGGCCATAACCGCCAGCGGCACGCGCTTCAGCACCGAACTTGTACTCGGCCCGATCAAACACGTCGTCGGAGTCCATACCGGTCTGGGAGACGAAAACAGGCTTTTTACGCTCCTGATAGACGAACGGCTTGAGAGGACGGTTGGTGACATGCAGGAACCACTTAACATCGGAAGTGAGACGAGGATTCACCAACACCTCACAGGTGCCCTTGTAGGGGTTCGGCGTGTCGTCGGCCAGTTTATCGCTGTAGGCGATCATTCTGGCGGTAGCCTCAAGCGCCGGAGGCACTTCGAGCAGATTCGGAACCAGGGCCAGCGGGCGACCTTCATCGTCGGTGACCTTCATGATCGCGGTACGCGCCGCCCCATAACTGGCTAAGACTAACGCTTGGGTTGCCGCCGAAAGAACCGCTGTCGACAGGTTGGAGTAACTGCTAGAGCCGCCCTCACCATCACCAACCGGGTGGTCGGTGTCGTAAAAGTACTGGCCGTCGTAGCACTCGTTAGCGAAAGCGCCGTTCTTAAGGTCGGCGTCGATCTCGTCCGGGAGTTGCTTCGACGAGAACCCGGCTTCCTGAGCCATCGGGCCATAGATGCCGATGTTGTCGTCTTCAAGATCGTTACGATGCACAACAACCGTGGCCTCGTAATCGTCGTTGACAACTGTGTACTTAAACGCCGAGAGGGCTTTAAGGACCTTGCTCCCCAACCATTTGCGCATTTTGGGAAAACGGCTCAACCAGGAGTAATCGTTCTGGCTCGATCCAGAGGGGACCTTCATCGTGGTCTTCTCCCAGGTCGACGGCGCACCCTCAAAGGCTTTGTTGAAAGTCGTCTTCAGGTTAATAAAAACTGCTGTCAGGTTGGACTTGTTGACAATCAGGCCAGCCAGGCCAGCAAACGGCAGAACAGCTATGCCGGAGTCCGGCACGTTGGCCATGGCGGCCATGGGGAACATTGCGATCGCCGCAACCAGCAGCAAGAGCCAGCTCCCGAAAGTAAACAGTTTTCTCATGATATAATCCTCCGTTTAAAAGTGGTTTAATTGCGGGTTAATTGCTGATGCCGATCTGAACCCAAACGCCGTAGCTGTCGAGGTCTACAATCTTTCCTGCCACCGAACGGGAACTTGTGCCATTCGTTTTGGCGACAGTCTGATCATCGACGATGTAGCAGTCGTCGCCGATTTCGGCACGGCTGATCAGGTCGGTCGAGGCGCTGTTGGCAAAGCGGAAAACGCCCGTGCGGGATCTCACGGTGAGATCACCAGCGCTGCCAGCGCTGTTATCGACCTGCTCCTGGGCAACCCCGCGAGCGGTCAGAGTGGTCGCGGCGGCTCCCGGGGTAGCGTTGCCGGAGGCATCCAGGCAGACAATGCTGCCAGCGAAGATCTTCTTGGCAGCGGCGACGGGGTCGATGTGCTCGACGCCTGCCGAACGATTCGTGCTGCGGTCAGCTGTTAATAAGGTCATGGTGCTTTTCCTCCTCTAAAGGAATTTGTGGGCAGGGCTTAGGCCTGGCCGTATTTTTTGAGATCCTCGGCGGAGTTGCCGAACTGATCGGCGATGTTCTGCTCTTCAGCGTTCATGGCTTTGCCGCCATCGCCTGGGTCTTTACCGCCCAGGTCGGATGGATCACCAACCACTGGAGCGGCCGCGACATACGTTTTGAAGCTTTCGAGCCCGCCTTCCTGTCGACACATAGCGATGTGGTAGTCCTTGGTGGCAGGGGTAATCTTGCCAGCCTTAAGTGCCGCGTCGATTTCGGCATTGATCGCAGTTTCAAGCTCGGCTTTCACACCATCTGCCAGCTTCTGCTCGGCATTGAGAGCCCTGGTCTCCATCAGTTTGTAATCATCGCGCGGCACAAACTTGTCGAGGCTTGGGGTTTCCGACCGATTAAGAGCGGTCTGCAGGTCAGTCTGCAGGGTACCGAGAGCGTTCAACGCCTGCTCTTCGGTTGCGGACTCGGCCAGGCCGAGCTTTGCCAGAAGTTTCTTCAGCATGGGTTTTACCTCCTCTGCTGGGGTTTGTTGGCGGTTAAGCGCCGTGTTAAAAAGGTTCGGTTTATTGACCAGCCCGATGCTGGAGAGCGAACGAATTCTTTTGGATATTTTTTCAAACAGCAGCACAGGGCTTAAATAGCGGTACTCCTGATTGGCAACCGCCTCTTGGCCTGCTGGTGTCCATGAGGCTTCGCCCCAAACGGCACCACCATCACGAACTTCAAAGCCATTAACCCACCCGGCAGCGGGAGCCTTCTCGCCATTTGGAGCCTTCAGCTCGGTGGCATGCTCAAAGTCGATCACCAGGTCGACGCCAGTGGCATTCAGTGCGTCAACCACCGCCTGTGGTTTGTCGTTTATCCACTGCCGACCATCCCGGCCGACAATTTCCATCCCCGGTTGGATCAGTTCGATCATCGCCGGTACCGAACCGTCGGACGGCAACTCAAAGTTGAGCGCGATGACCTCGCAGCCCTCCGGGATCTCTATCGCGTTCAGAGCCGCAATCAGCTCCTCGACAACGCTTTTATGGCTTTCCTCAACAAAAACTCTCATTTAACCTCCATGGCTCAACCAAGAACCCCGTTTAAACCCTTTTTAAATTTTCCCGTGTTCAACGAACGGGGCCGTGCGCGCCCCTACCTAGCTATTCTCTGAGCTTTGCCCTTACAGGGCGTATTTCACGCCAACCGAGCACCGGTTTTTTGCGCCACATAGTCACCAACGATGCCGAGGATCTCCCGGCGGTCTTTTGGACCAATGCCGATGAACGGCCGCGCCGGGATTTCGACCTTCCGGCCACGCCCGGCTATGCCTCCGAACTGATGGATCGCTGCATACGGCTTGTTGCTGCCAATCAAGAGAACAGACTTCCCGGCGATGTAGCGAATCGAGCCGCGCAGTTCATGGCTCTCAGTCAAAATCTTCTTGCCAGCCAGATAACTCTCGAATGCTGCCGTGAGCATGCCCTTCTGGGTATGGGTCGCCTTTTTCTTTTTGCCAAAGCCGATGGCGTAGCTGCGAACCTTAAGCGGTGTCCAGGGCCGACCGTCAGCATCGCGCTCGTCGCGAAAGTGATTCTCGGTCTCTTCAAGCAGGTACTCGCCAATCGAACGCATCGCTGGCCTGAGATCCGCCAGGGCAGCTCTTGCACGCTTTAAAGTGGCGCGAACTTCACGATCTTCGAGTCTGGCTTTGATTGCTGGTGCCACTTTATGCTCCCGTTTCGTCCCAGGCCGCCTGGCCTACGTTGTATGCCCAACCTTTGCCGATACCAACTGGCGCTCCGGTTTTCGGATCGAGAGGCGATGCCGGTGCGGTGTCCGGATCACTCTTGCCAGCACGTTCCAGCTCACGCGGCCCGGCGGCAAAAACTTTGCACTTACATCCCCAGCCGTTGGGCGGATAATGCGTTTGCCACCATGGATCATCGGCGGGCAGGATCAGGCCATCCCACGCCAGGTGTTGCTGTCGCGGTACCCGACTGTCGCCATGGCGGTACTGCAGGTACGGTTTCAACTCCAACAACTCTGGATCTGTGAGTTGCTTCCAGCGCCCGGCCATGTAGGCGGTGCGCACGTTGGTCTGGTAGATGATCTTGCTGCGCCAACCGAAGCTGCCGTTGTAGCTCCAGCCATGCTTGGTCACAGTTTCGGCAAATCCTTTGCGAAACTCTTCGAGAGTAATTCCCTCGTCGATCGCCCGGTCGACCAGGGAGCGCATATCAGTCAGCAGATCCTCTTCGATCGCTCCGGCCACCATGAAGCCCTTGGCGTGCTGCTCTTGCCAGAGGTCATCCCAGCGCTCGGTGGGGATATTGGTCTTGCCCCGGAAGAATGCGATCGCCTCGAGAAACGGCAGGCGAAATGCGGCGTTAATGCTCATCGAGCACCTCCGCTCTGCCGGAGACGTTTGCCAACATTAAGGCTTCACCAATCAGTTCCCCAAGCTCTGCCGCGTCGAGCCCATCAAAGGTTTCAGTCAAACGGTCGCGGATCTCCTCCAGGCTTTCGGCTGTGGCGACCAGTTCGGCAATTGGCGCAATCAGGGCGTCCATGGTGGCCATCGATTCATCCCCGAGGCGAGCAGCAACCAGGTCGGCTGGATCTGATGACAACCCTTGGACTCTGTTGAGCGCAGTTGCACAGCTCGGGCAGCTACACTGCTCGCGGTTTGCCGCTGTCTCTGTGGTCCCCGGCTCAGGCGATGCCACAGCAGGGGGCTTGAGCAGATCTTCAGGTTTGGCATCTTTGGCTGGATCAGGCAGGCCGATCTTGTCACGCACTACGCTCTGCTCAACCTTCAAACCGAGCGGTACCAGCTCTTTCAGCGCTGTAACCAGAGCGGCAACGTCTTCTTTTTCGATCGAGCGCAGCTGCAGCTCTGGATAGTTCTCCTGGGAGCCGAAGTTGAGATCGATAAACGGTACAACCAAGTCGCGGTTGAGAGTCTCTTCCAGTTGCTCGGCATCATCATCGCGGATATCGTCGCGCACATCAGACTGCAACTGCTCATCCCCAAGCTTGCCGGGTGTGCCACTGCTCGATGCGGTTTGCCCAAGCACGCCTTTGCTGACCTGGTCGTCAAGATATTCGGCCAAGGATTTATAGAAAGCCTGGCTGCCACCCTTGGCGGCTTCGACCAGCTCCACCTTCATCGAATCGGGGAACACGGCCGCTGCATCGCTGCCGAGGTTGGCTACGGCCATTTTTAAAACGTTGATATCTTCGGGGGTCGCGCCATTGTGGTATTTGCCCATGCGGAACGGCATGCCAAAGACCTCGGCGAAAGCCAGCCAGTCTTTAACCGTGTAGCCCTTGCACATGAACGCCCATGCCGCCAGGCGAGCCAGGCCGCCACGGATCGGAATGCCGCTTTTAAGTTTTGGCACATGGCAGATGTACTTGTAGGGCTCCAGGGGCAGGCCATCCATCAGATCCTGCTCGTCGCGCAGCCGGATCTCGCGGCGGGCGATCTGGTCGAACTGGAAGAAATGCGGGTCGCGCCATTCGTAGCGCAACGGCTTCCATACTTCTCCACTACGGTCCCAGATGATCTCGGTGACGCTGTAGCCTTTACCAAGACCGTCAAGGGCATCCTTCAAAAGACCACGGAAGCCAGGCCTGCGCACCAGATCCCGTACGGCATCGGCCAGATCTTTATCTTTCTGCTCATCGCTGTACGATTCGACTGAAATCGGCAGGCGGCTCACTGCCAGTTTGCGCTTACCAAGCTCGGCACCGTAGTGGAGTTCGCGCTCTTCCATTTCTTCGGCCAAGGTGAGGTAGGCGTAATGATCACCATCGGCCGCAGAGCGCAGGATCTCGGCCAGGCTGTATGGCGTGAGGCCCGAAGCGACTGTGTCGGTCCAGATCGTGCGGATTCCGGTGAGGCTTGGCCCTGCTAGCTCCTTAACGAGTTCCTGCTTTTTGATCGGGCGACCGTATTGATCGACAAGCTGAGTCATTTACCAGAGCCCCTTTCCGCTACCGAGACCTGCGGTGGATTTGATTGGTCGGTTGTCATCTTCAGATCCCCGGCGGGGGACGGCGTGGTAGGCGTATTCGTGGGCCGGTGAGCTTGCAGCCTCAACCGCCAGCGCCAAGGCCCAGAAGCGGTCGGCGTGGCCATCGGGAGTGCGCTCGGCGGTGAAGCGGATGTTGCCAGCGGCTGTGGTCTGCTTGGTTACGCTGCGCAGATCGGCACGGACATGTTTGTCGTGCGGGATGCGCAACAAGCGATCTTCCATCCTTGTTCGCACCGGGTACGCCATAGCCTCCTTGCTGCGGGCCGTGAATGTGACACACTCCACACGATCCTCTCCGAACTTGTCCTGGGCGTCATCTCCCCAACCGATGCCGAGTCCGGTATAGTCCATACATGTCCGGTCACATTTCGCCATGATCGGCCAGATAATGGCCTCTTGCGCGCTCTTGCGCATGTTCTGCAGGCAGATGACTTCGCGGGTATAAAGGACGTCTCCGAGCAGTTCCAGCAGCCAGAGCACGGTCAAATCTTTCTTGCGGCCGATATCGACACCGGCGAACAGCCTGCCGCCTTCTTTGGTTTGCCAGTCGATACCACGGCCATACTCAGTCGCGGCGATCAGGTCGTATTCGAGGAACGCGACATCATCGTCGGCAGGTTGGCACATGAACTCTTGAAGGAACGATTCTTCATCGGCGCACCCGGCCTTGACGAAGTCGAAATACTCAACCTCACTCATCACCTGGCGTTCGTCATCGTCTGGCAGGTTTTGCTGCAGCTTCCACAAGAACCCCTGATCGAGAGCGTCTTGCAGTGTGACGCGGTGCAAACTGAGATTCTTCGGGTTGCCTTGCTCGCGGGCTTCGCGGACCAGGTCGTTAAAGAAGTTCTTGCTGCCACGGTGAGTGCTGATCACTTCAAGGTTGCCGCCCCAGGTGATGCCAGGGTAAGCGATTGACCAGAGCTTGCGCGGATCTGGATTGAGGGCAAACTCATCGAGCACGCGGCCACCGCGCTTGCCAGCCTGGGCGTCGGGGTTGCTGCTCATAGAATGGATGCGCTTGCCGTTGGCGAACTCAAGAACGTAAGCAGAAAGCCTCTTTTCTTTGTCGATCACGACCTCGCCGAGATCGTCGGCGGCAAGCTGCAGCACCTTTGCCCACATCTTGCAATCTTCGATAAACAGTCGCGCCTGGATGTCGTCTCGAGACGAGACCCACTGGTCGTGCTTGTTGTCTTGCATGGCTGTGCGTTCGTCACATGCCCAGGCCGTGCTCCAGGAGAGGCCGATCTGTCGACCTTTTTCCATAAGCTTTAATCGACTGTTATCCCTGATCCACGCGCTTTGATACGGCAAGAACACGCCGTCTGCATTGGCTGGGATTATTTTGGCATTGCCCTTATTCATCAGATACCAAACGCCTCGCGAATCTTTTCAATTGTTTCCGGGGTGACTCCCTGCTTCTTGGCAGTCTTCTCAACTTTGCTTGCCGCCTCTTCCAACGCCTGCTTGCGGATCTCTTTTTCACGCTCCAGATTCAAGTTGGCGGCTTTCTCCAGCCGTTGCGTGGTTAGCGACAACCCTTTAAGCATGTCGACCACCGCCGGGGCGTTCTCGGCATCGATGCCGCCCTCCTGGAGGATCAGCGTGATGTCGAAGCTCAAGGTGCGCAGGATCTCGTTGACCAGGTTGCCAACTTGCCCCTGGGGCGCAGAGCCAAGTTTGTCGATCCACATCTCGGCCATCTCGCGGGATTGCCGCAGATTCTCACCGACCGAACGCATGCGCAGGTCGTAACGATTAACCGACGACTTGCTGAGCTTTTCCTCATGGCCTTCAGCTTCAAGGATTTTGTTGATCTTCCGGGTCGCGTCCATCTGTGTAACGCGTGGATCTCGGAGCAACTCCTGGAGCTTCTCCCGGATCTCTGGCGGCAACCGGTCAATCGACGACTGCTGTTTTTTGGGCTGTTTTGCCATTTATGCCCCCGGTCTCGGGCGTTTAACGCCATCAACTACAGCAAGCCCCTTGGCGACATCGGCACCACGGCCAGTAAGGGTGGCCACCAGTATCGCGGCGACCTCGTTGATCGTGACCAGACCCTGTTCCTCCAACCAGCGCAACTCGGTGCGCACTTTGTCGCGGCTGACCGAGTGACCATAGGCTCCGAGAAAAGACTGCAAGATCGATTCATTGAGGTCGTACCCGGCGTCTTGTTCTAGGGCGCGTAGCATGACCAGTCGCTGATCTTCTGTGAGGATCGTTTTAAAACTCATTTCTTGCCTCCGGCAATCAAGTGGGTCTGGATTAGGTCGAGGCTGTTACCAATCCCAACCATGCGCCCTTCGATGTTGCTGACACCCTCCTGGACTCCTCTCAGCCGTAAGTCAAACTCGGCATGGTGCAGACAGGGCGGCCGGGCTTTAAATGCTTTTTTCAAACTCGACCCTTCAAACTCGACCACGCTGATCCGCTCCTCTAGCCCTTTAAACTTTTTTTGAGTTGCTTTGCTCCTGTTTGTCCACCAGGTGTAAGCTCCCACACCGATAATCCCTAAAAGTTGTGCTACATCGAGCCAGAACTTCCAGGCGGTATAATCCTCCATCAACATCCTCCCTCAAAAATCCGCTGGCAATTAATGCACCGTTGGCAACCCGGCGCTGCTTTACGCCGGGCCTCTGGAATCGGCTCCTCGCAATCGAGGCAATCAACGCGGCTGGTTTTGTGCTCCGGCCTGCTCCGTTGGTGCTCGCCCAGGGCATCGGCCAACAGCCGCTCACTTGCCTCCTGGGCTCGGTCAAACAGGTCTGGCATGTGTTACCCAACCTGTCGCAGGGCGTTGATCATCGATGCCAGATAGTTGGTAAACTGCACACTGTCCTTTTTAAACAATGAGTTTTGAGTCTCGATATAGCTCTCGGATGAAATCATGAACTGATCAATAAACATCCTGACTGCCGGTAGACTTGTGTCGTAAGCGGGGTTTTTAGCCAGGTCAGATAAGATGCGGACTTCTATCTCGTCTAGACTTAACGCTTCATCCGGGGTCGCTTGTGAGGCCACGTAAGTGAGGGCAGCAAGGACATCGGCTCGGCTATCATCGTCAGGCAGGATCATGGCGGCTTCCATGGTGGCGATCTGTGCCGAGAGCATTGTGTTGGCGATTTTTGCAGTGGGCAGCATAAAATCAGGGAGCGCCGAGCAACCGGTGATGAGCGGAGCCAGCATTAAGCTGCCAACAATCAATGCGACACCAACAACGCCTGAGCCTGGCGGTTTCCACGCGATCGGGGCATTGGTCGTTGTTCGGAGCAGCATGTTGACTGCCGCCAAACCGACCGCCTGGTATTCCAGAGGCAGTAGATATCCAACTTCGGATTGCAACAGCATTGCCGCTACGCCCAGGGCGTTGGTCCACAGTGTTTTCGATTTGTACCAGGGTTTCATGTTTGCCTCCTTCTCCCGGTTACGCCGGGACGTTGATGATGTTTTCTGGTTTGTTTTTGTCTGCCCAGAACGCTGGAGCTCCAAATTCGGCAACGGCCTGGTAATATTTCAATGCGCGTTTACGGCGCAGCCAGCGGAGCCAGGCGTACTTTGTTTTAGCGTTGATTTTGCGCAACAGGTTGTTGAGCATCACCCGGTCAGCCTCTTCCTTGTCTGCCAGGGTTTCGCCAGCCTCATACATCCAATCGTGGATGTCACAGACATCGGAAACGTCGAGGCCATAAATGGAGTCCGGAACCAGGTCGATCTTCCAACCACCCGCGCCGCAGCCATTGACCACCGCAGCACGAACCTCAGCAGAGGCAGCTATAAAACTGGCTGGAGCGTAGAGTTGATAGGTCATGAGCCAAGCCTTTCCAGCCAGCCTGGTATGTAGAGTGGGTTTAAGCGGCGATAGTGGATGTAAGCTTCGCCTTGGAACGCAATAAGTAGGGCTCGATGATACGGACAGGTCCTGATAACGCCTTCGGTGATCGGGCCGAGCTTACCGTCGACACGTAATGGCCTACCGCTCAACAAATCCGCAACAGCTTGCCGCCATGGAGCCCGTCGCTGTGGCGCGACCTCGCCAGCGCAAACCACATTAACCGCCCGCTGCAGCATTTTAATTGCCGTGCCCTGGCCAGCAGTAACACCGACATCGGCCACGCGGATCGACAGCGGTGCAGGTAGCCGCCAGAAGCCTGGCGAAAGCCAGTATTGCTGATAGTAAATCTCACGCGCCTGGTCGACGGTGAGGGTTTTGATATCCAGCCCCGGGAACTGTGCTGCAGAGATGCCGTACCGGGTGCCCTTCAGTTCGCCGACATTAACCTTGCCGCCGCTCCAGTTGCCGGAGTCTGCCGGATCCATAGAGAGCCCGCCCTCAGATTCAAACACCCGCTTAAAAAACCTCTCAAAGTCTCCGCTGTATAGATTCTCTGGCATGGCTTGCCCCGTTTACTCGATTAGCCGACCATGTGATGGGGTCGGCTTTACAAAAGCGGCAGGCAGGGTGCCGGTTGAGAGTGGCCTCTCCACCGACTGCTTCAGGAGGTAATTGGTTCGACCCTGCCGGTCAAGTAGGGGTAAGAATATTCGGTGGCGCTGACATAGCTAAGGGAGATTATTCAAAAAGAGAAAGCCCCTTCCGGCAAGGAAGAGGCTTGGGCGACAGGGTATTGTTTCGTAGTCTTACCGTATCTCACAAAACCGGGCAGGATGTCAAATCTACTCAAACAAGCCAGGCTGTAATCGGTTGTTTTCGGCGACGGCCATTTGCTTGTAGATGATCCGGATGTAGCGCACTGTGTAGCCGTAATCCTTGGCAACACCCTCCAGGGTTGCATGTGGGCGGCACAATCTATTGTAGATCTCTCGGTGGATTTTGCTGATCTGTTGTTGCACATACACTTGCTCGCCAGCAAAACGCTCCCAGACGATGTCGGCCGCCAACAGAGAGATATCAGCGGCATCCTGACCACCCAAGGTGCCATGCTCTATGATCGCCGATTCAATCGCCGTGGCGATGTCTTGGATTACCTCCGGCCGTTTGATTTGTTCGGTCGCAAGACTTGTCATTTTGTTCCTCCTGGTTGATCGGTAAAACTCCGCAATATTCCTAAACCAACCTCTCGATCCTCATCACTAATCGGCGGGGCTTCCATTTTCCGTTGCTCTGGTCGACGCGGCATCAAATCCCGCAACACCGAAGGTTCAGGAAAGCGCTCTTTAACAGCACTTAAAAGGGATGCAAAGCCCTTTTGAACACGCAGCCGGTCAATCTCTTCAACGAGGATGATTCTGCCTTTACGCAACTCCATCTCCCAGAGGCTGGCTGTACGATCAATGGTTTGCGGATCGGGGGATTTGTAGAGCGGCAGGGCCAGCAAAGCCAGCAACCCGTTGCTGATCTCAATGCGTAGCCAGTCGTTACCTGTCCACTCTTGCAGCACAGCTTCGGCTACCAGCCCGGCGGATTTTCTGCCGCGCCTGGCCGGGGTGCCACTGGGGATCTGCAGGCTGGTGCCCGGTATCGCCAGGGTGCTTTCCAGGACGCGCTTGAGATAATTGTGGTTTTTCAAAGGCCGCACGTCCCCGGCTTCGCGTTTGCCGCGCATGGCTTCGACAGTTTCCGACAAGGCCACGGCCAGGGCGCTCTGATCGGCAATCAGGGCCAGCACCTCTCGGGCCAGTTTAAGAGCCCGACTGGCGGACAGATCGCGGCTTGGCGAGCGAAAGCAACCGAGATAGGACGCCATCGGCCAGAACAGCTGGCTGTGCTGCCCGAGCAGCGCCAACAGTTCGCGCTGGGCGGCATCTTCTGTGTAGGCTTCAAGGCTGTTGGCGCTATGGCAGACGGGGCAACGGAGTTTCATCGATCTTCCCCACTCAAATCCCAACCCTCCCGCAGCCCCTGTTTCCGCAGCGCGGTGATGATCTTGTAAAGCTGGTCATCCGGCACCCAGGCAACGCACGTAACCTTGCAGATCCTCAACGCCAGAGCATCGGCATAGGCCCAGCCTTTCTCGCCAACCGTGAGCAACGCCTCGATCTTTTTCAGCTGCTGCTGGCGGCTCATACGCCCGGCATTGATGTTGTGTGGCCGCTTGCCGCCTTTATGCTTCGGTTGCCAGCCGAGAGCCTTCAAGTGATCGAGCACTCGGCCGCGCCCGGCGCGGTCGAGATCTGCGGAGGACTCCTTGCCACCAATCTCCAGCAGCATGGCCCGGTAGACATCTTCGGGCAGGCCGAGATCCTTCTTGGCAATATGGATTTTAGCTAGTTCAGCTCTGCGGTATTTTTCTGCTTGACCAGACATTAAACCTCCCTTATATTGATTCTCGCTTCTCACGCCCCTCCGAGAAGCCAGCCCAGGCACCAAACCCCTCCGGTGCCTGGGCTTTTATTTAAAACAACCCACCTTGGCTATCGATCACCAACTGATACTCATAACGACCGCGACCAACACAACGGGTGATCACATCGTAGCCGTTGGAACGCAGCTCGGAGATAATCGAGTTGACAGCGCAGACATCAGCGGTGCGCATAATCTCGCGGGTGCCATGCCACTTACCGTCGCTGAGCAATTTGTGGACACGCTGCAGCCGTGCGCTGCTTTCGATGCTGGCGTAATGACTAGCACTCTGTCCCATCGTTACCTCCATCAGCTTGTGCCGCTTGCCCCCGCCGCCAGTGCAGGCCAGCGAACGACGTTACGGGATACGGATTGCGCTCTCCAGGCAAAGCCAGCAAACCCTCTTCAAATTTGCTCGCTTTGGCTGCCCTCCAATAACTCATGGCTTGTGATGCTCCAGTTTCGTATTTAACGTTGCTTGCCATAGTTTAAAAAATGCCCGGTGGCCAGGAGAGTAACCACCGGGCGAGAGGGGAGCGGCCACCAAACCGCTCCCATGGTTCGAGTTAGCCGACTCGGAAGAGCAGCTCGCAGCTTTCAGGCGACACAAAGGTTTTGGCTGGCTTGATATGTGGGTTGTCCCACTCGATCTTGATTTTCTTCTTGCCAAGCTTGATCACATGCGCCTCTTCTGGTTCAAACTCTGCGTCCAAAACCTCTACGGTGTCGTATAGCTCCACCGCTGTGCCGTCGCCGTAGTTCATGCTGCGGTCTCCGGATCATCAATACCTGCGTAGCTCATAAAACTGTTGATTGACAAAACAGCGCAGCCTGCCCAACTACAACCAGGGCACAGAATTTCCACGTCAACCATTTCGGGCAGCGGCTGTCCGGGATAGAGGTCGAAATCTTCCTCTTCGATAATGTGTTTGCATTCTGGGCAATTCATTCGAGACCTCCGTTAAAAGCTCGCGACATCAAGCTTGATCTGCCGATAACTGCCATCACCCTTGCGCAAATAGATGCGCAAATACTCTTTACTGCCCGCCACCTGCAAGCTATCGCTGATCGCCTGCATTGCTTGCTGCCAGCGCTCGTCCTGGATGTCCAATCTCCGCAAGCCCAGCACACG